CACGAATAGTCTTAACGTCTGGGAATATGTTTTCGTCTACTTCAAAACAAATCTGAATAACATCACGAAGTGCGCTAGCAAAGATTGCTTGAGCGGACTTAACTTGGGTATCAAAGGCACCCATAAGGGCCTGAACACCTTGTCCTGTGACAACAGATGCATCAATGTTACCTGTACGTCCTTCAGGGTAACGTGCACCTACACGCATTTCTTGATTAAGAAGCGTCTGTTCTGTGAATGCACCTTGCGGTAAGTTTAGTTCTACGCGACGAACGCCCGCTGGGTTGTTTGTGCGGATAACCGCATCGCCACCAAGCATAAGTTCTTGAACGTCAGAAGGAAGAACAATAGGAGCCTGAACAGATTTCTCTGCAGCCTCCATAGCAAGAAGTGCAAAACGGTTGCGAAGCAACTGAATACCAATAATGTCATCAAACTGACCACGCATCTCGCCATCAACAGATGGCTTACGAGCGCAGACAATCATCATTTTACCCAAAGGATTTTTAGCCTGGGATAAAACCAGGTTACTCTTTGTTGGTAAATAAACTACTGACTGGTCTTTGTCATAGTAGCGAATCATTTCAACCTGTTGAGTTAAAGATTGCTCATAGCGTAATTTGCCAAGCAAGTCATACTCAAATTCAGGGAACAAGGAAACAAGTTCGCCCAATGTCATCGTGTAACGTTTTGCAAAAGCAACGCAACGTCCGTAGCGGTCAAACTCAGGGTAAGCCCCTATTGGGTTTTCTAGGCGTATGCGAGGCAGTTTTGCTTCTTCATCCAGTTCAATTACGAACGGGAGGAATCCATATGTGAGGTACCAGTCTGCACCTTGATACATTTGTACAGATAAATCTGAGTGAGCAAAATAATTAGAGGCAATGCGAGTACGTGTATCAGCAAACTTACGAGCACGGTCAGAAACCGAATTCGCCGCGTTGCAGTTAACTGCTGGTAGTGGTGCCATAACCTCTGAAAGGTCTCGCGCCACAATATCAACAAAATTTGCCACGACATTGGCATCTACCCCATCTGGAAAGAAGTCAGGATATACGCTAGCAATCTGACCTTTGCGAACAGCAAGGACGTCTAGATTACGAGCATCCCTATCTGAGGCGCGGTAGCGAAGAGATTCGACTCGCGCTGCTACCTGTTCGATTGAAAGTGTCATAGGTTCCTATCCGTATATATCTTGCCATTGCTCTGCAAAGGCTTCGTCAAGATTAATTGTTGTTCTGCGGTAAGTTTGAGCCTTGGTAGCCCAACGATTATGTACCCAGCGTTGCTGAGAAGTTCCTTGTTGCATCATCTCACGTATGCGGATGATGGCAAACCAAAGAGCCATAACACAGTCAGTAGCGTTTTTGGTATCAGGCTTCCAAGTAATCAATTGCTGTACTAGCGCCTTAAGACCTTCGCTACCTTCGTTGCTAGGTAGTTCTATTAAATTATTATCTTGGAATCTTCCATCTCTAAGACTGCCAAAAAGACCTGACATAGAAGCCACACCAAAGTTAGTATCCCACTTATTTTTACCAGTAAAGTGAGAGTTGAGTTGGCAGCCATACATCGAGAGCCAGTTGCGCAATTCGTCGTCGAGTGCGTAGGCTTTCTGATGGGCATTTATTTCAATCCTTAGTTCTTGTGCTTTGTATCTTTGTACCCAATCTTCTATAAGAGTACGAATCTTTGCGGGGGTAGGGTCGGTCATATTTACACAATCAAGAATATAAATCATTCCGTCAGCCTTGTTGTAAGTTGTTACAACGGCTGCGGTATTACCAGTCATAGCAGGGTCTAGCCCTATAACGGTATACCCCTCGACTTGTTGTGGATGACCTGCAGCGCCTGGTTTAAGGGGCCCACGCTTTCGCATACCATTGACGCATCCTGCAACCGCTGCTGGCGGAAATATTGCGTCTTCTGTAACATCCTCTTGCTGATAGACCATAGCCCATATAGAGGGAGCAACTTCGCTTCTTCTTGTAAAGAGAGCGGGGCCATCCCACTTTGGGTAAAGTCCTTCGGCATCAGGGCTATCTTCTCCACCTTCAGGGCGGTCAGTTTTTGCCCATAGAGTTTTCCAGTTTTCTGGCTTCTCATCAAACTCGAGGACTGCTGGCATCGCACAATAAGTGAAAGGCGATTTCCCACCAGTCCAGTTAGAGCCGTCCCTTATCTGTTTGTATAAGTCGACAGGAGCAACACGGGTTCCTACGATTAATAGTCGCCCGTGTCGTCCCAAACGCGTGATGACTTCTTTTTGAAGCCATTCAATTTGCTTCTCCCACTCGTGGGAATTTGAGTTCATCACGACATCATCAAGGATAATCAGGTCAGCGCGAGCGCCATAGATTTGGCTACCAAAGCCTAGGGCTTGAACCGTAGGGTCTTTCTCGCCAGAGTCACGACCTGTACCTAGATAAATCATATCGGCGGACCACGTAGGAGAGTCCGCTTTATAGCCACCATTTGGTCCAAAGGCTGTCTGGAGTTTAATCCAGGAAGGATGGCTTAACCTTGTCTTAATTGCTGAGAGGAACTTACGAGCCATACCCTGGGTCTTAGAGACAATAATAATTCTTATATTAGGGTCAGTAGCAATTCGGTAGGTGACATAGTTGATGGTCAGTACCGTGGACTTAGCGTGCTCAGGGGGAACGTTAATCAGGACTCGGTTATCAGCGCCCTTTTCAAAAATCATACTAGGGTGGACCCAGCGGGGCTCACGACCTTCAATCAGGTCAATCCAGTCAAGTTGATGTGGAAATAACTTGGTGTCTAGGAACTGCTCAGAGAATTCCTCAAAGGTAATATCTTTTAGATTCTTAAAGTCGGCCTTAACGCCCTTGCCCTCTAGGCGGGCCTTGTCGGCTCTTTCCTTAAAGTCAGGGCTAGCCATCGTCCATTGGCGGAAGGTAACCTCATTGCGGTTAACCGACTCCATAGCACCCTTGATGGTCGAACCTTGGCTCAGTTGAAGGAGCACCCGCTCCATAGCCTCGCCCTTTGGGATGTCTACTTTTCCTGCTTTTCGTCCCACCAGATACCCCCGTTAAAAACTACTATAAACGGCCCTCTATAAACGGTCAGAATATGGGCACCTTAGTCTATATATATAATATTAATATATATTATATTAAGTCGCGTAGCCCGCAAGAGGCGGAGCGACGCTCCGTATAGATATATAAATATCTATACATATAAGAAAACCTGTTCAAATCGTAAAACCGAACAAATTTATATGAAGTATTTTTAAAATATATTAATATTCGCCCTTTGGGCGATATAAGTGCTGTTCAGAGGTATATAGGGCGAATATAACAGAAATATTTTGGGTGAGTATATAGTATATATATACGACGATTTTAACTAGTCTGGGGTCAAACCTCCCTAAGTGGTGTGTCTGGTCTGGCTGTAGGTCTTCCCCGAGGAGGTCCTCTCTTTCCTTAAGGCATAAAGTCTTCATAGATGGTTATATAAATCGGGACTCTAGGCTAATAATAAGAATAAATGGCAAGAGATGGAAGTTTAAACGGGAGATGACTATCTCCCCGTAGGTTATCTCGGGGGGGGGATAATCGATAGATAATCCATAACCCTAAACCTATAGTAGAGAGTTAGAGTTCTAATCAGGGGAAGAATAGGGGGAATCGTTCGAACATCTGTTCGAGTAATAATGTGACCGACATCACATAAAAGACCCTTGACTAGTTAGGGCTTAAGGCGTAAAGTTCTACCTATAAGCGTGAGATACACGCTAAGACAGGAGAAAAGAAAATGACTAGAAAAGATTACGAACTAATAGCCCGCTCGATTTTCGTAGATAGACAGACAGTTGAAGAAAGCCAGAAGAAAATAGTTGATTTCATAGCCAAGGGCTTGGCACATCAGTTTAAGGCGATGAACCCTCGTTTTGATTCAATTCGTTTTCTAATTGCTTGCGGTGCTATTGAGAAATAGGCGAAACCGCCCTCGGGCGGTCTTGGATAGGGTGGCCCCCTACCAACTGAAGAGCCAAGCCAAGAAGACAGGAGAAGAAGAAATGAACACCTCAACACTAGAGAAGACCGAGAGACTATCGAACATCGCTAGCGCTCTCGAGAATGCTCACGAGATTATTAGAGAGAAGACAGGCGCCCCCCGCGCCACTATCCTAGTCACCCGTAAGACAGGGCGGACGATGGGACACTTTACCCACGCGAAAATCTGGAAATCGGGCGAGGATAATTTTCACGAGATTATGATAAGCGCGAACTACTTCGAGAGAGGCGCCCGCGCCATCCTCGGGACCCTCCTCCACGAGGTGGCCCATTCCTTAGACCTACAGGCGGGAATTAAGGGCGTGAGCGGTGACGGGTATCACAACCAGAAATTCAAGGCCACAGCCGAGAGCCTAGGTCTAACCATCACTCAAGCCAAGGGCATTGGATGGAGCAACACCGAGGTGAGCGACGAGTGCGCCAATAGATGGGCCGAGGCTCTAGCCCTAATCGAGCAAGCTCTCTCACTTATGGCAGACTCGGAGCAAGTTAAGAAAGGCGCGGGAAGAAATAAAAATCTAAAATCCGCCCGATGTGGTTGCGGTGGCGTTATCCGCCTCTCGGCCTCGGTCCTTGAAAAGTCCCGCCCGATGTGCCAGAATTGCGGAGAAGAGTTTAAAGCGTAAGGCGAAACCTAGCCCCGAGAAATCGGGGCGAGGGTCTTAGGGTAAGAGCCCTAACTGATGAGCCTAAGAAACTTTCAGACTTAAGACAGGAGAAATTAAGAAATGGAAACAACCAAGCAAGTTAATCCATACAGGTGGGCAAAAGAAAATCTAAGCGAGCCAAGGGCCCGCGCATTCTGGAAGGCTTACAGCGAACTAGAGCGCGCTAGAGCATCGGAAGAATACCGCAGCGCATACCGCCAAGAAGAAGAAATTCGTATCGCATTCATTCGCGCTAATCTTGAAAAGACCAACGCCATCGAAGCCAAGGCGAGGCAAGAGGCAGGCGAACTAGAAAAGCAAGCGCTGGAACTAATGAGCAAGGCTCAAGAATTGCGCGAGCAAGCACACGAGGAGACAGTTAAGATTCAACTCAAGGTCTATCAGACCAACGATATGAAAGCACAACAGGCGAAAACCTCGGAACTATGGCGCAGAGATGACGAAATTTTTCAGCCAAAGGTTCAAGCCTTGATGGATAAGTATCTTAAAGCCCAGGAGGCGAGCGCATAGAGCAACAGCCCCCGCACCTACAGAGGGCGCAGGTTCAAGACCTAGCGGGGGCACGATAGGGGAAGAGTTCCCTTATTACTTAAGACAGGAGAAAAGAAAATGACTACAGAAAAACAGACAGAAACGGTTAGCGATATGGCAAAGCGCTTTATTCTAGCCGAGCAGTTCGCCACCGAGTGGATGATGGTGGCAGAAAATGACCAAGAAACCTACACCGAACTAATGCGAGAGGCGCGAGAGGCCGAGGGTATGGTGGCCTTATCGGATAAGTTGCGCGAAGAATGGGAAACACTAGCGGAGCAAGTGACCGACCTTGTAAGAGATAAAATCAGCGAGACCGCCTCGCTCTTTATCGCTCAAATACTACAGGGCCAAGGCTCTCTTCCTTTCGACATCATCGCAAGAGAAACACTACACAATTTAGGGAACTCACTACTTAAGACAGGAGAAAAATAAAATGTTAAACCTAAACATAACTAACGACTACGGGTTGGAATTAGATAGTTTCTTAGGGGCTATTTATCTACCTTGGCACAGTATCGCAGGAATTACCCTCGCAGTTATTACTCTAAAAATAGTTAGGAGATACAAGCGCAAAAAGTGAGGCAACTCACAGCCCCGCACCCTTTACAGAAGGCGAATTGAGCGAGACAATAACGGGGCACGAGTAAGGCGGGAGAGTCTCGCTTTACTACTTAAGACAGGAGAAATAAAAAAAATGAATACAACAATGGAGGATTTACGCCGATTAGTTGGAGTGCTTGAAGAATTGGTAAGACCCTTACTAGAAGGGGAAGAGGTGGAAGACACCTACGAATCAAACAAGCGCCCGCATTTAGTTTTACAGGAAGGGAGCAAGACTTACGGGCGGGCTTTTCGTGTCCATTTCTCGGGCGGTAGCAAATATGGCTCGGGGCATTGGGAGCCTCGCGGGTTTAGTGATTACCTCGGAGGAACTAAGGCAGAGGCGGAGCGCACCTTGCGAAGTCTAATCGCTGGCATACGCACAGGCCAAATGATTTCAGAGAAAGAAGAGGCAAGTAAATGAAAGGCTACGACTATTACACAGTCACGCTTAACAATAAAGACCTCGGCAACGGAGCAACAGGCGGAGCGATTACTTACTCGCCCGTTATGTGTGGCGAGTGCTTAACGCCATTAACAGAGTGTGCGCACAATTATATCTTAAGACAGGAGAAATAAAATGAAAGTAAATCTAATAGACCATAACGACACCGAGTGGGAAAGAGCGATAGCGATTACCTATCAAGGCGAGAGTTATCTAATCAACTTATCTTGGGCAAGAGATAATGGATATGAGATAAAGGGCTTTGATAAATTGCCTGAGAGCCTACGCGATGAATACGAAAATGAACACGACCTCGCTAGTGAATTAGATGAGGCTACCCATAACAAGGCATACAACAAGGAGGAAGCAAATGTCTAGGCCAATAAACCCTAGCCCATATAAACCTAACCTCGCCTCCTGTGAGGTGTGCTGGGCTGATAGTAGTGAGACAAATGTCTATCACTATAAAGGAACTACCTATTGCGAGCAAGACCTAAAGCGAGCAAAGAGCGAAGGCTGGCACTCGTAATGTCTAAATGGATAGTAATAACAGAGGTAGAAAGCGAGATAGACCCCGCTTTATTTAACTATGTAAATGGAACTACTTTAATCTCATCACAACTAAAGGAGGAGAAGGAAAATGATAATCAGAGCAACCCTAGAGTTTGACATTGACATAGATGAGGCATTGGAAATGGGTTTTGAGATAGATAATGTGGAGGAGTTTGCTAAAGACCAAGCCCTCGACACTATCCACTCACTAATTATGTCCAATTCGCTAGATGATTTGATAACAGTAAAAAAAAATAAAGGAGGAAGCAAATGAATAAGGTTATAGAGCCCGCCCTACTGCGGGAACTTCAAGGAATTATTGGCAACGCATACTGCTCTTACAGGTTATCGGAGGAAGCCTATAGACATTGGCTTAAATTGGCAAACCTTAATCAAGAGGAGCAAGGTAATTATGGAAACGCTTAAAGAAATCTTGACAGGCTTACACTTAGGCGGTATCTTCGCACTATTACAAATGACTCTTTATACTTTAATCCTATTCGCTGTAGCGGTGGGGTTCTGGTGGGGCTCAATAGTAATCAATGACCTAATCAAACGACTTAAGACAGGAGCAAGGAAATGAAAGCAAAGCAACTAATCGAGTATATAAA